TCATAACTCTGTAAAAATGCTGGGCAATAACCTTATGACGATAAGTATGCCAACTATAAACACACACGGTTACAGAAACATTTGCGTTTCTAGGGGCTAATTAAACTAATACAAAAAAGGATAAAAAAATGAACAAACCAACAAAAACAAACATTAAAAAAATCTTTAGTAATACTGGAATACAATTAACACCTGATTCTACTGAAATGATAGAAAGAGAATTAGTAACTGTTGTAGAACGTATGGCTAAACGATGTGTAGATGGCAATTTAAAACGATTAACACCAGAGCTATTTTATGTAGCAATGGGAAGGTTAAACTTATAATGAATAAAGAAATTATGAAACTTATTGAACGACGATTGGAAAAAGGTAAAAAAGAATACAATGAAGAACTTAATGTTAATGATGGTCGTGATTGGTTAAAAGAAGCATTGGAGGAACAATTAGATGGAATGGTTTATATAACAGCAAAACTACTTCAATTAAAAAAAGCTGAAACTAAATATCAATCTTTAGATGCAAAATGGAATGTATTATTAAATAAATCTGAAGAAATAGAAGATTATGCTAATGATATACAACAAATGTCTGAAGATCTTAGAATTTATGTAAAAGACATTACATGAAAACTAAACAGCCAGAACTAACGAGCTATATGATGTAATACTAAAAGATATGGAACAATACAAAATAAAATAACAATAGGAGTTACAATGAAAGACATGAGTATTCATGAAAAACTAAATGTAATACAGACCTCACTAAAAGTAGAAAAAGGTCATACAAATAACTTTGGTAAATATAACTACAGAAATTTAGCAGATATATTTGAAGGAATAAAACCATTGCTAAATGAAACTGGTTGTTACCTTACTGTATCTGATGAAATTGTAGGAGTTAATGGATTTAACTATATCAAAGCAACAGCTACTTTTGGTGATGGAAACGATTCTATTACAACCGAAGGATGGGCAAGAGAAGCTGTAAACAAAAAAGGTATGGACGATAGTCAAATAACAGGTGCTACTTCTTCATATGCAAGAAAATATGCTTGTAATGGTTTGTTTGCTATTGATGATACAGCAGATGCAGACAGCATGGACAACAGAAAAGAAACCTTAATCAATGGTAAACCAGCTACAAAAGGACATATCACTGTTAATCAGAATGTAAAACTAGAACGTTTAAGCAGAGATCCTGTTTTTAATGGAACAGATATGCCTAAAAAAGTACGTACTTTAATTGACGATAATGTAACAGAAGAACGTGCTCAACAAGCTATTGATAAAATAAGTAAACAAATAAAAGAACTACGTAAACAAAATAAAGGAGTTAAGTAATGACTGGTGGATTTGAAACAACAGGTACAGTTAAATCCGTACAAATAGAATATGATGCAGAAAAACAATGGGGAACATACAATCCTACATTTGATATGTTTCTAACCATAGAATACAATGATGGACAAGATTGGGATAAAACATTAACTATTCATGGCAATGTTAAAAAAGATCTTCCTATAACAGATCCTAAATCTTGGGGTGCTGGATTTAAAGTACGAACATTCTTTGAAGCTGCTTTAAATAAAAAGAATCTGTTGATGAATGATGATTACACACTTCCTGAATCATGGTTAGATGATGTCGTTGGTAAACAGTTTATGGTTTGTAGTTATAAAACAAATAAAATGAAAAAAACTGGTAAGCCTTTCTGGAACACGTATCAAATTGTTGCTCCAGCAGGATCACCAGCAGGCACATTAAAGAATAAAGTAATTAAAGATGTGCAAGATGGTTGGATTAAAGATGCAGCAGAAGATGATGGAACTTCTTTTGTAAATGCTATTCCTAAATCTAATCTAAGAAAAGCAAAAACAGAAGCTAAAGTTAATGTTGACACAAGCTTTGACATTTAATTATGAAAAAGCCAACTGTAAGTCACATTATTAAAGAATGGTTGAGTAACAGATTGGAAAGTGGTTTAGATACAGTGGCATCCCACGAAATCGAAACTACATTAGTCGAGTATGGCAAAGAGTATTGGGGGAGACAACATTCCCCCAGTACTTGGAGCAGAGCTTGGAGAACATTAAAAGCTGGAAACGAACTCGATGAAATAGATGTTACATCCATTGAACCTATTAACACTGAAAGTGCGGAGACTACATGGAGAATAAAAACTGGTACATAGAATACGCAACTGGCAGTATTAGTAATCGTAATCAATTGTGCAAAATAAACGAATTTGCAGAAATAGCAAAAAACAATATCGGTAAAGAAATATATAGATCTATGTTTTTATATGATGAGACTATTGTCGATTTTGTATCTAAAAATCAAACAGTAGTTGGTTTTAATGGCGTACAAAGTATAGATAAACTTGTCGTTGATGTTGATTACATAATAAATGATAACGAACTAGGAAACCAAACACGTAAAAAAGTAATGGACGTGGTAGATGTAATGGAAAAACTAACTATAGATCCTATACATTATAACCTTTGGTTTTCTGGTAAAGGTTTTCACATTCATTTAGCAAACGTATATAAGTTTAAAGATTCAAATCAAATAGCAAAACAAGTACGTGCAACTATGCAACGTGACTTTGGAGAGCATATTGATTTAATCTATGATAGCAGAAGACTTATACGTGCTGGTTTTTCATTAAATAAAAAAACTGGATTATATAAAATTCCTGTTTCTTTTGAAGAGCTAGAAACGCTTAGTTATCAACAAATTGCAGATTTAGCTAGAGAACCTAGACAAGACTACAAACCACATAAAATAAAACAAGAAAAACTAGATGCATTGGAAGCAATGGACATGAGTCGTAAAAACATTGCAGAAGTACGTAAAGTATTTGATAATGCTAAAGGTGAAACCACTCGTTTTATTACATGTGCTCAACACATATACAACGCTGGACATGTACCAAGCAAAAGACATAAACACTTATTAGCTCTCGTGAGCATATGGCGTAAAAAATACGCATTTGATAAAGTTGGTTGTGATTTTCTTGCTCGTGCATATATGTCAAACATGGATAAACCTTTGCCTTCTGTTGAAGTGAGTAAGATTGTAAGTGATGTATTTAAGAATGATTACTATTATGGTTGCAATCATCCAGATCTACAGCCATATTGTGATAGTAAATGTATGCTATATAAATACAAGAACTTAGATCAAGAGGCAAACGTATTAACAGCAGAAGATATGATTAACAATCTAATTGACCATTATCAATCTGACTATACAAATAGGCAATTTGATCTAAAATTAGTATTTCCATTTATGCAACAATCGCACTTGTTTACTACAGGTCAGTTAATAACATTAATTGGAGACACTGGATTAGGTAAAACTGCATTTATTAGTTATTTGATAACACAGTTGCCACATCTTAAAACATTATTTTTATCATTAGAAGTTGATGAATTTACAATGTCAAGAAGACTATTGCAGGCTTCTTTAAATAAATCAAAACCTGAAATCATACAATTTCTAAAAGATAAAGATATGGATTTAATACGTAAAGCAAATGAAAAGATAGATCATATTAAACTTGAATGTAGTAGTCCAGACATACAAGATTTAGCAAGTCATGTGTCAGAACATGAAGCTAAAATATTAGTAGTAGACACAATAGATCGTGTTCCTGCTAAATATGCTGGTAAAGACGATTTTGCTAGGCAGGAAGTAATAGCAAATGGTTTAAAAGATCTAGCAATGCAAGAAGATATAATGGTGATAGCTGTACATCATATTTCAAAATCAGCCTCGTTTAATCTAAAACAAACTAACACTTTAGATGTGCATAGTGGTAAAGGCAATAGTGCTATAGAACAAAAATCAGACCAGTTTATCACATTTACAGGAAAGAATCCACGAGGAAAACAACGTGTTGTAAAGTCTGTCAAAGCTAGAGACGAATCTACATTTGAGATATTACTCAATTTTGATTGGAATACATTTACTTTTGACAAAAGAAACTAAAAACTATAAGGCACAGACTAGCAATTTGTGCCTTATTACACATACAAAGGTATTAAAATGGCTATTGTAGAAATACATATAAAAAATAACATAGTTGAAAAAGTATCTGGAGAAGATGCAGTTGTTTATATACATGACCACGATACAAAAACTACAACAACAATGTTATTTAAAAAACAGGAACAAAAATATGAACAACGGACACGTACTAACTCTCTTTGGCTTTCCGATATTAAAGAGATTGTTAATAAGAAATAAAGAACATACAACATATAAAATAACTTTATTTAGAATCTTTATGATTAGTGTGGGATTTTCAACATATCAAGGAGAAAACATACACGTAATGCTAGGATTTACTAGATTAGAGTTATTTACTTCATTTACAATTAAAAATAGGTGGTTACGATGAAAATACCAACAACAAAAATAAAACCAATGCCAAAAAATAAACGCATGGCTAACCTTATAGAGCATTTAGCAAATTTAGAAGCTGCTGATTATGATAGATTAAGCAGTGATGGAAAAGAATCATTGGGAAAAATATGGAATTTATTAGGTATGCCTAGTCAAGAAGCATTAAATAAGGATAAGAAATAATGAGTGCTAAATCATCAAAAGCAAAAGGTAGAAGATTGCAAAATTTAGTACGAGATAAACTTAGATCTAAATTTACTATCTTAGAAGAAGATGACATTAAATCCCAAACAATGGGAATGACAGGAGAAGACATAGTCTTGTCTCCTGCTGCACGAAAATTAATACCGTATTCTATTGAATGTAAAAACGTAGAAAAACTAAACATCTGGAAATCATTAAAACAGGCAGAAGCAAATGTACATAAAGATGCAACTCCTGTATTAATCATTACAAGAAACAACACACCAGTCTACGTAGTAGAAGATATAGATAAATGGTTAGAAAGAATTTAAAGATATGACAGTCTTTAAATACCTTTTAGTCCAATTATAGCTTAGCTTAGGATAATAGGTTAAAAAGGTAGCAAATGAAACAGTAAAGGGCACAGGGTTGGCGTCTTAGTGCCCTTTATAAACATTTAATTAAGGAGTAAGTAAATGCAAAATAAAATATCAGAAGAACAATTATGGGAAAAATATGATATAGTTATAGATGCTTTAGATAAAATAATAACAACTCACGCAGATAGCGGAACACTTAAAAATATAGCTAAAAAAGCAATAAAAGATTCAAAGTTAATACTAGGTAATTAATAATGGAATATTATAAACATAAAGAAAATTGGCTATTAAAAGGAGAAGTGCCAGAAAAAAGAAAAAAAAGTAATAAAAAATACACATTAAAATATTGCATTAAATGTGAAAAAACATGGGAAATAGACTGTACAAGAACAACAATGAGATATGGAAATTTACCTACTTATGGATTAAAAAGAAAAACTTGTAAATATTGTAAAAAGGAAAACAAATGAACATTGCAAAACTAAAAATAGATGAAAGAGGAAGAATAAGCCTTCCACTTCAATTTCTAAAAGCTAACAATATAACACCAAATGAATTTATGGTACTAATTAAACCAACTAATTCTGATTTTATAAAATTATATTTTGAAAAAAAGGAGAAAAAATGACACCATATATATTATATGAAATAGCTACAACGCAAGTATTTGATAATTTGTTTATTGGATTTTGCATTGTAATCTTTTACTATTTAAATAAAATGGATAGAAGAAACTATCATAGTAA